TGCGAGAGTATAAAGAAGGAACACTACACAGTGGTAAAGGTGGTCCTGTTGTTAAATCTCGTAAGCAAGCAGTTGCCATTGCTTTGTCCGAAGCTGGTATGACTAAACCTAAGAAGAAGAAATGAAACAAGGTCTATATGCCAACATTCACGCTAAACGAAAGCGTATTGCTGAAGGCTCTAAAGAAAAGATGAGGAAGCCTAATAGCAAAGGTGCTCCTACTAGCAAAGATTTTAAGGAGGCAGCTAAAACTGCTAAGAAGAAATGAAAGATTCTAGGCTAGAAAAAGCTGGTGTATCTGGTTACAACAAACCTAAGCGTACACCTTCGCATCCTACTAAAAGTCATGTCGTTGTTGCTAAAGAAGGTGATCAGATAAAGACTATTAGGTTTGGTCAACAAGGTGTTTCAGGTTCTCCAGAAGGTTCTGCTAGGAATAAATCATTTAAGGCTCGTCATGCAAAGAACATCGCTAAAGGTAAGATGTCCGCTGCATATTGGGCTGATAAGGTGAAATGGTAATGGCTACTTACTTAGACTGTGTTAATGGCGTTCTCTTGCGTATGCGAGAGAGTACTGTATCGACAGTGATACAGTCTGACTATTCGTACCTTATCGGTGCAATGGTCAATGAAACTAAACGTGAGATCGAAGATGCTTGGAATTGGTCTATCTTACGTACAACCAAGACAATCAATACAGTTAACGGTACTCAGAATTACGCTATCACAGGTACATCATCACGGACAAGACTATTAAAGGTCTACATACCTACACTTAAGCGTGATCTTGAGCAAGCGTCACAGGATCAAATGCATGCTTGGGTGAACATGCAAGGTACAGTAACTGGTGGTCCTCAGTATTTCTCCATAGGTAATAGCAACACCAGTGATGAGATTACGTTAGATCTATGGCCTATACCTGATCAAGCGTATGCAGTTAAGGTTGACTGTGTTGTACCACAAGCTAATTTAGTTAATGATCTTGATGTTATCTATGTACCTTCAGAGTTAGTAATACAAGGTGCTTATCTACGTGCTATCAATGAACGTGGAGAAGATCAAGGTAGATTGTCTGATCAACAGAATGATCTTTATAGGAAAGCTGTAGCTACGTACATTGCTATTGAATCAGCTAGGTACGAAGATGAAATAACTTGGAACTGGGTATAATGGCTGCTCCTATTAGACCTGTTAGTCTTGTTGCTCCAGGCTTCTATGGATTAAATACTCAAGACTCTCCTATCACGTTACCTAAAGAATTTGCTCTTAGGGCAGAGAATGCAGTGATTGACCAGTATGGTCGCATAGCTGCTCGTAAGGGTTGGGTAACTGTTAATACCACTGCTGGCTACAACAGCACAGAGCCAACACTATTACATGAAGTTGTTAAGAAAGCTGGTACTACAGAGATTGTTAGTATCGGTAACAACAGGATCTACACAGGTACAACAACACTGACTGAAGTCTACAATGGTTCAGCTACATGGACTGCTCAGTACTGGAAAGCAGTAAACTTTAATGATAATACTTACTTCTTTCAACGAGGACATAACCCACTGATCTATGACCATGTTGCTAATACTTGGGGATTAGTGTCAGCACATCCTGGCTATTCAGGTACAGTACAGTTAGGTAACGAAGTCTTAGGTGCTTATGGTCGCTTATGGGTAGCGGACACAACCACTGATAAAACAACTATCTGGTGGTCAGATACACTATCAGGTATGAAATGGTCTGGTGGTGCTAGTGGTTCCATCAGCATAGAAAAGGTACTAACCAACGGTACTGATAGCATCGTAGCCTTAGCAGGGTTTAATGGCTTCTTAGTGATCTTCTGTAAGAAGACTACGATTATCTATTCTGGTGCTGATGGTGATCCTACATCAGATCTTAAGCTTGTAGAAGTTATTGATGGTGTTGGGTGTACCGCTAGAGATTCAGTACAGGATGTTGGATCAGATATCTTATTCTTGTCTGATACTGGTGTTCGTAGCCTTGGTAGGCTTATTCAAGAGAAGTCAGCACCATTATTTGATATCTCAAGGAATGTCAGAGATCAATTAATACTTGACGTATTGTCAAATAACGATTATGATAACATCAAGTCTGTCTTTCATGAGCGTGAAGGTTTCTATCTTCTGACATTACCGACAAGAGGTATTACATACTGTTTTGATCTGAAGCAACGTCTTCAGGATGCTTCTTGTAAAACAACTCAGTGGATGTTCGCACCTAAATCATTGCTTTCTACACGCAGTAGAGAACTCTATTTAGGTCGAGAAGGCTACATTGGTCGCTATGCAGGTAACAGAGACAATGGTAATAGCTTCAGGTTCTTGTACTATACATCACACTTAGATGCTGGTGATTCGTCTATCATCAAGATACTTAAGAAAGTAAACACACTCACTGTTGGTGGTGCTGGTACTAACGTATTCCTAAAGTGGACTGTAGACTACGGTACAGACTATCGTAGTGCTCTATGGACATACCCTAATGTTGTTCGCTCTGAGTACAACGTATCTGAATACAACATTGCTGAATACAATGCTGGTATCACTATCAACCCAGTACCTAAACAGTTTCAAGGATATGGTCAAACCATTGGTGGTGCTGGTAGAGTGTTTCAATTAGGTATCGAAGCTGATATTGGTAATGATTCTTTTTCTGTTCAACAAATGGATATTTTTGTTAAAGCAGGTAGGACAATCTAATGAGTAACTATACTAAGACAACTAACTTTGCATCTAAGGATACACTACCGTCTGGTAATCCTAGTAAGATTATCAAAGGTACTGAGATTGATATCGAATACAACAACATCGCCAGTGCTATTACATCCAAGGCTGATGTTGCTTCCCCTACTTTTACTGGTACAGTGACGCTTCCTACGGGTGGTGTTGTGTACGATGACGGGACTTACTAATCATGGCAATTCCATCAGCAGTCTATACCTCTGCTTGGGCTACTTACTCACCAGCTCAGAAGATCGCTGCTTTTAATGCAGCAGGCACTACAGTTGAAGAATTAGCAGGTGCTGGTGTACCTCAGTCTGATATCTCATGGATGCTGTCTAACGGTTATGCTCCTCCAGCTCCAGCCCCTGCACCAACTCCAACACCAGCTCCTACACCTATTCAGCAAGAGAATGTTTATACACAGCCTTCTGAGCCTGTGTATCAAGAGCCTGTGTATACACCTCCTGCTTATACACCACCACCGGCACCAACAACATACAGTTTGTTCGGACTAACATGGGACCCTGCAGCATCGTTATCAACTAAGCAAGGATACATCGATACACTGCTTAGTCAAGGACGTACACCAACAGAGATCCGTAATGCTATTAAGGCTATTCAGCCTTCGGTGTCTAATCAAGAGTTTAGTTTACTAGGTGTATCTCCGTTGATGACAGACCAAGCTATCATGAATAGCTATATGGTTCCTCAGAATACGTTAGATTCTGTTGTTAACAGCTTAGTTAATAACCTAAACACTAACGGACAGAATGTAGCTCAGACTGCTAAGACTTATGGTTTAACTGCTGATGATTTGTCAGGGCTAACTGGTTTACCAACTAGTCAAATCAATCAATACTTCTTAGCCTCTGGTTTACCTCAAGGTACTATCTTAACTGGTGATGTACAGCGTACCACAGGTAATGAAAGTATCAGACAACTTAATGTCGGTGAAGATCGTACCATTGAACAAGCTATTGGTACCAGAGATGGTAAGATTGTTGTTCAGCAGTATGATGCTTATGGTACACCAACAGGAACTCGTTTAGCTGAACCTAACGCTCCTGAATGGCAAGGTTGGTTACAAGCTGCTGGTATCACACTAGGTGCTATTGGTTTAAGTAACTTAGCAACTACTGGTTCTGTTCTTGGTGGAACCACTGCAGGGACTACCACAGGAGCTGCTACTGGAGGTACGTTAGCTACTGATACAGGCTTACTTAGTGGAGCTACTACAGGGACCACTACAGGTGCTACTACAGGGGCAACTACTGGGGCTGCTACTGGCGGTACTGGAGGAGCTTCGTTAACTGTAGCAGCAACACCATTAGCTACGACAACTGGTGCTGGAACCACAGCCGCTGTTGGTGGTGGTTTACTAGGTGGTACATTAGCTACGACAGGTGGTACAACTACTACACCAACAACAACTACTACAACACCTACTACGACAACTACTACACCAACAACAACTACTACACCTACGACAACAGCAACAGGAGCAACTGCTGGAGCTGCTGCAGGTGGTTTGCTGTCACCATCAACGCTAGGTACATTAGCTACTGGTTTAGTGAATGGTTTAACGAACACTAACGCACAGAATATCCTAGGTGGTTTGATTAGTTCTGGTGCTAACCTAGCAATGGTCCAGGATGCTGCTGATAAGTTACGTCAGCAAGGACAGTTAACACAAACAGAATACACTAACCTAGCTAACCGTCTTGGTGGTCAATACAATACACTAGCAACGACAGCATCTAACATGGTCGGTGATTTTACACCTTATGGTGTTACTGGCTCATTGTTTGGTACAACCTATAATCCATCTACTAATACAGTTAACACAGCCTTGACTGAAGATGCTAGAGCAATGTATAATCCCTTTGCTGTAGCTGCAATGCAGTCAGCACAGGCTGCGAACATGACTAACGTTGATCAGTTAAGTAGGGATTACTACAATAAACTATCAGCATTGTCAGCACCAGAGATTGAGCGTCAGCGTCTTGCTACAGAAGCTAGGTTACGTTCTCAAGGAAGATTAGGTGTAAGTGGGTCTTCTTTTGGTGGTTCTTCTCCTGAATTGTTAGCTCAAGAACAAGCCATTGCACAGCAACAGCTTCAACGTGAGTTGCAGTCCAGACAGGCTGCTTTAGGTGAGCGTGGTACGTTACTTGGACAGGGTGTCACAGCACTACAACCTATCCAGAATCTAACACAGCAACAGCTTGCTCAGGCACAGCTTAGTGGTCAGTTAGGACAGCAAGCAATGGCTGGTAACATAGCACAAACTAATGCTTATCTACAACCATCAATGGCTGGTTTAACTGCTCAAGGTAATCTTCAAAGTCTTGGTTTAGCAGGTAATCTACAAGCACAACAGGAAGCCTTAGCTGGTTTGTTGTCATCAAGACAGAATGTAGCTAATCAAGTGTTAGGTACAAGTGGTACATCTAATTTGTTTGGAAACTTATTAGGTAATATACTTAATCCTAATGCCGCTGGTGCTATTAATAGTGCTGGGTTTGGTACTGGGCTTGGTTATGGTAATCAAGACATCGGATTGTTTATCTAAGGATTAAAGATGGCACAGCAACAAAGTTTATTTGGTCCTAGTATCTATGATATTCAACAAGAACAGATACAACAGGATCAAGCTAATGCGTTAGCACAAGCTAGGTTAACACCTTACCAAAGTATCAGAGCTGGTATGGGTATGGCTGGTACACAGGCTGGTAGAGCTATTGGTGGGTTGTTCGGTGTAGAAGACCCAAGGCTAAAGGAAGCCTCTGCAAGACAGGAATTAAAGAATAGTATCAGTGCTCAGTGGGATGGACAAGACCCTGTAGAAGCTTACAGGATCATGGCTAGAGAGGCTACTCGTTTAGGGCTAACACAAGAGGCTATAGCGGCTGCTGCACAGGTTAAACAGGCTGAAGAGGCTAAGGCTAAGACTGAACTAGGAACAATTAAAACTACTTATGAAATTGGTGAGCTAGCTGCTAGAACACAAAAAGCTATACGACAAGCAACTGAAGCAATGCAAAGTAAAGCACCTGTGGTTCAGCTTCAGAAAGCAAGGCAGGATTTAAGAGATGCTATGCAGAATGCTACAACTGAGCTAGAAAAAGCAGAGATTAGACAGCAAATAACTGAGATTGACTCAGCTATAAACTTAGCTACTACTAGAGCACCAAAAGAGGAGAAACAAGAATCATTTGGTGTAGATAGGGAAGCTATTTCAAAAGAAAAGTACGGTAAACGCTTTGGTGATTTAACACAACAAGAACAACAGGCTGTTAACAAAAGAGTTTTAGATGAGTCTAAGATGAGGCAGCCAAATACTAACATAACTCTAAGCACACCTGAAAATGCGGCTTTGATTGGTAGATTTGAAACATCAATAAAACCAATCTTTGATAAAGTTTCAGCTATTGATAGCTCTGTTACGTTAATTAAAAAAGGAACTCCTTTCAGTGAGGCTGCTTTACGTCAAGAAATTAGTTCTATCTTCGGTGATGCTAACAAAGCTAAGACTGAGATCGAAGCATTAGCTAACACAGGTTCACTTGATCAACGTATTGCTAACAGAATCACACAGTTTATCAATGGTAAAGATACAAAGGTTACCAACGAAGACAGATTAGCTGTATTACTAGCTCTTCGTGAAAAAGAAAAAGCACAGTATGAACGCAGAAGAGCACCTTATGTAAGTGCTGCAAAAGCATCTAATGTAAATGCTACAGATATTTTTCCTAGCTTTGAAGCAGCCTTTGGTACACCTCCTGGAGTTTCTCCTGGTGGGGCAATAACAGGTACAACCTCAACTGGTACAGAATATCGAGTTGTTAAAAGGGGTAACTAATGGCTACTGAGTTTGAATACACAATTAGAGGTCAACAGGTAATAACTAAAAAACAATTAACTGATGCTGAGATTGATGAGATTGCTGCTTCTTTACCTAAAACTGGTGGAGTAACCCCTAAAGAACTATCTAGAGTATTTCAGCGTAATCGTCCGCAGGATACAGGAGCATCTACAACTGACTATCTAGTTGATGTAACTAAGAGAGCAGTGGCTAACGTTGTTCCACAGATTATGAGAGCTGTAGGAGGTATGGAAGCTCCTATGCAAATGCCTTCTACGCAGCCTTCTCTAACGCAACAGATAGAACAACAGGTTATTCAACCTGTACAGCAACGAACACAACAAGCACTAGGTTATCAGCAGATACCCCCACCAGATACTGGTAGTAGGTTGGTTGGTGCTGGTATTGAATCTGCACTAGACCCTTTAAGTATGGTTTCTGGTAGTGGTGGTATTGTTACTAGGCTACTTGGTGGTTTTATTCCTGGTGTTACCGCTGAGTTCGGTGGTCAAGTTGGTCAAAATGTTGCTGGTGACACAGGACAAGTTATTGGTGCTTTAGCTGGTGGTATAAGTGGTGGCGTTGCTCAGGGAACTATACCAAGGGCTACAGCAATGGCTAGTCAGGCTAAACCTCTGATGCAGCGTATGCGTGGTACTGTCCCTGAAGAAGAAGTTCTACGTCAAGCTGACAACACTGTGACTTCCATCTTCCAAGCAGCAGCACAGGCAGATCCTAAGTTTGCAGAGGCTTTAGCTAAGTCACAGCAGATCAGTGCTACTACAGGTGTGCAACTACCAGCATCAGCAATGCTGAATAATAACCCTGTACTAGGTGATTTGATTAGAAACTTATCAAGTAGAGACCCTGCTTTCCGTAATCTGTACGGTTCACAGTTTGAACAAGCAATGGATGCCTTATCAGGAAGAGCTACCAGATTGTTCGGTGATCCTACACAGGCTAATACAATACTACGTAATGCACTAGCTGATATTCCTTTGGATAAAGCACAACAACGTAAGCTAAGAGGTATTGACACTCAGATAGCTAAAGCTTCTAAGATAGGTGTAGAAGATCAGCAGACCATAGGACAACGAGTAGCTAATTTAGTTGCAACTAAAGAAGAAGAAGCTAAAAAGTCTGTAGCTCCTTTATATAACAAAGCCTTCGCTTTTGCTAATGAAAACAATATTAATCTTCCTGCCGCTGGTGTAGAGGATATTTATCAGTTTGTTACTGACACAAAAGTAGCTGATAAATTCTTCCCATTCCAGCGTATATGGAATGATGTATCAACTAAGTTTAAGCCTACAGTAACACAACCAAGTGCTATTATTGATGAGTTCGGTCGTCCGCTATCTGAAGGTGGTGAACAGGTCTTTAAGGCAGTAACGATTGAAGACTTAGACTCGCTAAAGAGAGAGATCAATCGTCAGCTTAGAAACACTAAAGATGACAATGCAGTACGTTTGTTGTCCGAATTAAAGACTAAGGTTGATGGTGTTATCAACACACTTCCTGAAGGTTTTGTAACACAGTATAGAGCTGCTGATGCTGCTTATTTAAACCGTGTTGGTTTACCTTTTGGAGAAGAAGCACTTAGACAGGTAGATAGAGCTAAGTTTGATGAGTCTATTGTACCTGTACTAACAAAGAACAAGTCTGCTTTGTCTCAGTTTATGGATGTTACTGGCGAACAAGGTGCTGATTTAGCAATGAAGGCTTTCTTGTTTGACTTTGATAAAGCAGCTGTGAAGAACGGTATTATAGATGTTAACGCTGCTAGGAAATGGTTAAAATCAAACTCATCAGAGTTAGCTCTACTGGGTGATAAAGCTGATGTTATCCGTAAAGCAGTCACTGATGTTACTGAACTGAATGCACAGAAGGTAAGAATCAATAATGCCTTCACAGAAGCTAGGAAAGGTAATCTACTTCAATTAGAAGGTAAGACTGCTCAGGACATCGTCAACAACCTGTACAGTAACCCAGCTAATGTAGATCGTTTCTTACGTACTCATGGTAGTAACATCGATACCTTGAATGCTGTTAGATCTTTTATGTTAGATGATATTCTGTCAGCACAAAACCCTGTAGAGGCTCTAACAGATCGAACACGAAAGGCTACTTACGATAAAGTCTTTGGACCTACTTACGCTAAGAATGTAGAGAATCTTGCTGAAGCTGCTCGTAGATTGTCAGTAAACCCTGCTGATGTTAAGTTTAATGTAAAAGAAGTACCGACAACACCTGTTGAGCAATTAGTTGGTGTTCCTCCTGAAGAGATTATCTCTAAGTTACGCAACCCTATAGCAAGTACTACATGGGCTGTGTCATCTATCTTGTCTAAGTTCTGGGCAAAGCAGACAGCAGCAGCCACTGACGAGAAGCTAAAGGCTTTATTGTTAGATCCTAAAGCAACTAAGATATTGTCCGAAGCATTAACACCTAAAGCTGATGGTACGTTAGATCTTACGGCAGCTAAGAAGCTAGTAGATTTAGGTAAGAAAGCAGGTATTGATTGGACTACGATGGTTATCGACGATGCTGCTAGAGGCGCTGCTAGAGCTATTCCAGCTATCCAGGCTGGTATGCCGGAGGAGATGCAGTAATGTTTGAACTCATCGGTGCTCTTATCGGCGGTGTATTCAGGTTAGCCCCTGAAGTACTGAAGATCTTAGATCGTAAGTTTGAAAGAGAACATGAGCTAAAGAAGTTAGACGTTGAAGTCTCTATTGCTAAGATGCAGGCAGAGTTTGCTCTACAGCAGGGACATCAGCGTCTACAAGAGCATGAATTAGATGCTATCGGAGAAGCATTCAAACAACAAGCAAAGTCTGATAGCAAGGCTTGGAAGTGGGTAGCATCACTATCTGCTTTGGTTAGACCAGCAGTGACATACTGGTTTGTAGCTTTCTATTCAGTGGTTAAAGCTGCTGGACTATACCTAGCTTTTCTTCAGGATGGTTCATGGACAGCAGTCCTGTTATCAGGTTGGACTAACTACGATGAAGGTATGCTGTCATTGATTCTAACTTTTTGGTTCGTTGGTAGGGTATGGGAATCAAAGAAGTAATCGCCATTGCTGAACCGTTAATCAAGAGATTCGAAGGCTGGAGAAGTAAACCCTATCTATGCAGTGCTAATGTTCCCACCATAGGCTGGGGATCTACGATGTACGAGAATGGAGATAAGGTTACCTTAGATGATCCTGAGATCACAAAAGAAAGAGGACAAGCCTTATTTGAACTTGATGCAGAGAGGTTCCTACTTCAAGTCTATAAAGCCTGCCCAGTGTTGACGAAACACGATAATAAAGCTGCTGCGATCCTTAGTTGGACTTATAATCTAGGACCGGCTAGGTTGAGGTCATCCACGATGCGAACAAGAATAAACCAAGAACGATGGGAGGAAGCTGCTCAAGAACTAAAGCGTTGGAATCTTGCAGCAGGTAAAGTAACCAGAGGCTTGATTCTTCGTCGTGAAGCTGAGGCATCACTCTTCCTTAGCCCATCCAACAACAAAGCTAAAGATAGCAATGTTAATAAAGACGAAGAACCCCTCGAGAAAAGCCTCGTCTCCGTCCTCGTCAGTTACGACAAAATCATCAGAATAGCAGATACCCAACATAAACCCTGACAGAAACGACCAACCCCATATATTTGGCATAGTTTTCCTTAGTGACCGTTCGCCCTCCTTTGATGGAGGGCTTTTTTTATCTAGATCTCACACACTCCAGCAACACAGGCAAGTTGCTGTGCACCTTCGACGTTATCATCCACCTCTTTAAGATCATCCCAATTGATGTTCACAGGCATCTTAGCTAAGAGTTCATTGTACTCTTGTTCAGTACATGTCTCATAAGGAGCCTGCCTATATGTACCACCATCCATTGGTAAGAACGATACACCAGTACAGATATCAAAGTTCCTGTACACCCAAGCCCCTACAGTAGGCCAATCTTCTTCGTTCACTGAGATAGTCACTGAAGGTTTATGTTCGCACCAATTAAGCTGATACACTTTCCACAGGTTTAAGTGTGCAATAGAAGATACATCATCCCTAGTTATTGCTGAATCAGGAGCCTTCATAGGAAATGAGAACACTGTTGTACTGTCTGGTCTCATCACACAAGGCTCATTAGGGATACCCTGGTTGATCATAAACGCTGTGAGAGGATCTTTTTTATCCGATCTAACACGTCTAATGTAATACGAAGCATGTTGTGGGTGAATTCCACTAGCAGTGCCACACAACTGAGACACAGTACCAGAAGGCTTAACGCAAGTGATCGCAGCAGAGACGGGAATGCCCAGAGCACTCGCTGTAACTTCATTCGCAGTGACTGCTTCATGCTTAAGATCCTGTAGTCTTAATGGTAATTGATTATCATTAGGATCATTCAACAATGGATTGTCGTAGATACCTGTCAGCGATACACCCAATAGACGTTCTTCAGCGGTGTTCTTTTCCCAGATCTTACGCAGGTAAGGGAAGTCAGTCATTGTGCTCTGCCAAGTGCCTAGAATCGATGCTACACGTACTTTGTAGCGTAGATCCTCAATAGTATCTGTAGCCCTGACAATAACCTCAGTGAGGTTACAGAATTGGTAGGGACGTAGGATGATCTCACTGCAGGGATTCGTACCAAAGTCATGATTAGGATCTCTACGACCATTGATAGCAGCTTGTTTCTGTGATGCCTCCCTGTTGAAGATACCACGCTCACCAGAATGACTCTCATAGACTGAGCACCATTCACGCATGAATTGACCTACTGAAGGCTTTGTATCATACACAGCAGAGTTGTTCGCTAAGCTACGTTGTCCTTGCTGTTCCCACCAAGCACCGGCTTTAGCGTGTGCCATACGATCATCACTTAGATCGCTTAAAGATATCATTGCAGATCGTCGCACACCACCCACAACAACAACCTCCCCGATCTTGCACAGAATATCATGGCATTCAATGGACGAGAGACGACGATTTTTGGCCGCTTGGAACTTCCTAATAACAAACTTGAATAGTTCAACGAGGGGTTCTGGACCAGAAGCTCTTCCTCCAAAGGTCTTAAGTCTTGTCCCAGCAGGTCTAACTTTGGAGACATCCCATTTTGCAATCTCTCCAGCATAGAGTAAAGCAATAAGTTGTCGTAGTGCTTTAGCCCAGCCTTCTTTGCTGTCGGATACCACGATAGTAGTTTTACTATCGAATAGCTGATCAGGGACTTCAGGTAATTGATTGACATACTTAGACTCTACAGAGAAACCGACACCAGTGCCACATAGAAGGATGTACATAGCCTCATCGAATGACTTAGGATCATCGATAGGTAGATACGAACAATTATATCCTGCAATGTTCTGACGTTCTAGTGCCTCACCAGCAGTCATCATACAGCGCATCGAAGGCATGACATCAAGGTTCAGAATAGCCTTGTGTACAGTCTTGTAGATATGCTGAGGAATCTCATACTTATGCTTCTTAAGCAACTGCTTTTGCATAAAAGCCATGTAGCGATCTACAGTCTCACCCCAGTTCTCTCTACGCCCTTGTTCGTCAAGAAACCTACTGTAGCGGCTCTTGTGGATAAATGCTTGGTAGTTATTCAACTTCATTACTCTTCCTCTTGTGTATCGTCTAGTTCGTCAACTAATTCATCAAACATGGCTTCGATTCTGTCCTCAAACCTATCAACCAAGTCTTCTGCTGTTATGTTCAGTATCTCAAGTAGAGATATTTCATCTAATCTTTTTAGTTTATCAAATAAGTCCAGAATCGTTAGCGCCATAGTTACTCCTTGTAGTACTTTTTCTTTACTAAGTCATAGTTCTCAATCAAATACTCCAGATAGTGTACTGCTTTCTGTAGATCCTCTTTACCGTTCTTACGGTGAAACCTTTGAATGTATTTAACTACATTAGCGGACCAAGGGTCTAACGACCAAGCACTAATGACATCCCAAGGCTGTAATGTTGTCTGCTTATAGTGATCACCCCCAACTTGTTTAGCTTGGTTTGAGTATTTCGGTAGCAAGTTTTTCTCCTCTACGTTGTTGCTGCCAACCACCACAGTCTTGGCACTGGTATCGCTGGTACTTTCCCGTGGCGGTAGTGCTGTACCCCCTCCGCTGTAGATGGTAACTCCCGCACCGTGTGCAGCCTGTGTAGTCGTTACATATACTGACGTTTGGGTGGGTTCGAATCCAGGGAAGAAATCGCTCATAGACCTTTTCCAGTAGGATAACATCCTGTTTGTTGTACTGCTCCATCACTGCCCAGGCTTCTTTGTCTTTGTTCATACACTTGATCCAAAGTTCAAAGCCTTCATGCTTAGTCTTCTGTCCTAGCCCTAAAGCTCTAGCAACATAGTCTAACTTGTTACTAGGAAACCTAAACTCCTTTCTAGCAGTCTTTAACAGGTCAATCTGATGATAAGGTGCTGGTGGAGACATCTCTGCCTCTAAGAACTCCTTGTTGAGTGTCGGTATATCAAACCTAGTTCCATTGTAATGTACTACAGCATCGCACTCATCTAAGAGACTATGGATCTTCTTTAGCATAGTCTTCTTACCGTTTAGGATACTGCTGAACATTAACTGATCACCTTGATACCATT